TAAGATGGGGACGAACATGCGTGACATCCAGAACGCTTATCAGGGTTTTGCGAAACAGAACTACACCATGCTTGATAACTTAAAGCTTGGGTATGGCGGTACTCAGGAAGAGATGAAACGCCTCATTTCTGATGCGTCAAAGATGACCGATGTCCAGAAGGAACTTGGTGTTACAGTCGATGCAAGTAGCTTATCCTTTGGAAATATTGTAAATGCCATCAGTGTTGTGCAAAAGCAGATGGGAATTACTGGGACTACTTCGAAAGAGGCAGCGACTACAATTGAAGGTTCTGTAAATTCTGCCAAAGCAGCTTGGGAAAACTTTGAAGCTGGAGTTATAAGTGCAAATGACCTTGTAGAGACGTTCTGGACTGCAGCACAGAATATTTTTACAAATTTAGGTCAGATCATTCCAAGATTAGGGAAAACGGGAATGGATGTTGTCAGCGCACTTGCCGGGAAAATCGGAGGCGCTGTTCCGCAAGTAAAAGGTTTTACTGATAGTATTTCCAAATTAGCCAGTGAGCTAAAGGGGATGAACAGTGATCAACTGTTAAACCTTGGAAAGATGGCAGTGGTAATTGCCGGATCTGCTCCGGCGTTGTCCATATTTGGAAAAGGAATTGAAAATGTAAAAACTGCAACTGATGGATTTAACGACATTGTTGATGGAGTTGTCACATCTATAGGAAAAGTACCTAAAGGGGCAAAGAGTGCCAGTGTCACATTGAAAAAGATAGGTGGCGAGTTCAAATTCCTTGGCGAAAGCATTGCACTTCCGTTTCAGGATCTGGGAGAAAAAATAGCTCCTCGACTGAAAGATCTTGGTGGATTTATGGTTGAGTCCTGGACAAATGGTCCGGGCGGGAAAATTACCGGAGCTGTAACAAATACCGTTAAAAAGATAGGCGAATCTTTCGGAAAAATCGGGCCGAAACTGGCTGAAAAATTTCCAGGGATAACGAAGAAGTTTGCGGAGCTTGGCGCGAAGATGTCAGCGGCTTCAGCAAAAGTTTCTAAAGTCCTGGGAAAAGTTGGCACAAAGATATCCGAATACGCCGGTTTTATCGGGAATGCATTTACACCAATTTTATCAAGAGTGGCATTCTTCGCACCAACATTCTTTAAGTTGATCAACATCAGCGCAGGAGCTGCAATCATCGTTGCCGGTATGGGATTGATCTATAGTCAGTTCGGTACACAGATTGATCAGCTGTTATTGCTTGCACAGACCAAAGGACCGGAAGTAATCACGAACTTTGCCAATGGCATTACTGCAGCATTACCGGGATTAGTTGCTCAGGGCGCAACGCTGATCATGGGAATTCTTAATGCGATTACGGTGAATCTGCCGGCATTGATTACTGCAGGAGCAAGCATTATATCCACGTTAGTGAGCAGTCTGGCAGCACAATTACCACAATTGATACCATGCGCAGCACAGATGATACTAACACTGGTTACATCACTGATAAGTAATCTGCCACAATTAATTACTTCTGGACTTAATTTAATGAATGGTCTCGCAAGTGGAATTGCAAATTCAATCCCATTGGTGGCAGCGAAGGCACCGATAATTATAGGAAAGCTTGCATCAACCATTATAACGAATCTTCCAAAGATTCTGACCGCAGGAGTGCAGATCATAAGTAAGCTCGCTGTTGGACTGGTGCAGGGAATACCAGCATTAATCGGAAAGATACCGAGCATGGTAAGCCAGATCAAGAATGCATTTACCAGTGTGAACTGGGGCAGTGTTGGAATGAATATTATAAAGGGCATTGCCAGTGGATTAACCGGTGCAGCCGGTGCAATCGTAGAAGCAGCGAAGAGTGCGGCGAACAAGGCATTAGATGCGGCAAAGAGTGCTCTTGGAATCCATTCGCCATCCAGAGTATTCCGTGATCAGGTAGGTAAGATGATGGCTCTTGGTATGGGAATTGGATTTGAGAAGAATATTCCAATCAAGTCCATGAATGTAGGAGTACAGAAAGCGGTATCCGGATTACAGAAATCCGTAGATCTTGCATTATCGGCGAGAACTGCAGATAAGACCGTTGGAAGAGTAAAGAATTATCCGGGATTCGATGGAGGAAAAGATATCGATTATGACCGGTTAGAAAGGATCCAGATGAAAGCTGCAGATAAATTATCCAAGCGTCCGATCTATCTGGGAACAAAGAGAATTGATGAGCCATTACCGAAAGGAGCGGTGCCGGCGTTATGATAAAGGCATATTATAAGAACAGCAAGGGAGAGGTGCTCTGGTTGACTAGGGCGCCTTTTCGTACAATAGATGCAGACTGGTTTGATAGTACGTGGGAAGAAACAGAGAATGGCTATGAAAAGGTAATTACCTTGGACGTCTTCGGAAAGAGAGAAGAGTTCACGCAGAACATGGAAACATTATACAGAATCATCTCTGTTGATGCTGAGACAGGTAATTACGGGCGTTTATATGTGAATGATACGTTCTTGCCGTGTCAGATTTATAAGACCAAGAAAACTGGATGGAAAGGATATGTGTACACAGAGGTGGAACTTACATTCCTTGCTCCGGAATTGTCTTGGATCACGATTCTGGAGAAGAATTTTTATCCACAAGCAGAAGCATCTGCAGAGAACGGACTAAAC